TTCGGTGTAGCCGGTCAGATAGCCAGCCAGATCGTGATCGCCCCAGCCATAGGCCGAGTTCCAGTTATTGGTTCCGGCCTCCAAGGCCAGAACTCTTAACGTAGACGCGGTGTCCTCACCGCGTAGTTCTGCAACGTCATTCGTCGCGGCAGTCAACACCGTCCAGAAATAGTTAGTAATGGCGCTATCTGAAAACTCGATCGGATAGGTGAGGGGTCCGACGATGGCGTAGTTGCGGCTGTCGGGGGAGAAGGTGACTTTGATTTTCTGCCAGGCGAGGACGGCGACCTGTGTGAGGTTGGTGCCGTCGGTCTGGAGGGCGCGGCAGAACCCGCGATAGGTTCCGGGGGGGAGGTTGGAGGCGTCGGGGTCGAGGGTGTAGGCGGAGAGGTTGGACTGGGCTTGGCTCACCTCGCCGGTGGTGACGGCGTAGACGTTGGTGTAGTCTTTCCAGCCGGTGATTTCCCAAACGACGGAGAGGTTGTCGTTGGTGAGGGGAAATTCTGCAGATCCATTCAGGGAGGCGAGGGAAAGATCTACGCCTTCGGCCTGAAAGAAATCGATGTCCATGAGGCGTCGCGCGCCGTTGCGGATGTCCCAGGACTTATCGATTGGCCGGTTGGCGGCGAGGGAGAGTTGTGGGATGTAGAATGAGGAAAGTAGAATGACGAGAAACAGCTTTTTCATGATTAATCAGCCTTTGCGGAAAAACTTTTGAAGGGGGGTTGTTTTTTGTCGGCCTTTTTTGGGGCGGGCTTTGCAGCAGGCTTTTCTGACCTCTGACCTTTGACCTTTGACTTCTGCGCAGCAGGGACCGCAGCGGCTTTTCCAGCGATGATGAGCTCGCGAGCGGTGCGGTCGTCGGTTTCGACAATGGCTCCAGCTTGTGCGTGCTGGCGGTTGACGATGATGGAGCGGGTGAGTTTGATTTTCATGTCGTTCTCCGGTTTCCGAGGGTTGGAAGAAAAAAAGGGGCGGGCGATTGGCCCGCCCCTTTCCGTTTCACTGCGGTGAGCTTATGCAGTCAGCGCGTCAGCCATGGCCGCGAAGGAGGCCGCGTTGCGGACTCCGACATCGGCGTAGGTGTTGGCGACGATGCGCAGCATGTTGGTCGTTGCGAGGGTGAGCGGATCGACCACGATGTCGAGGCCACCCCACTGGGCGACGATGAGGTCGTTGAAGTTACCGAAGACGATCGCAGAGGCGACTGCTGTGCTGTTTCCTTTGGTGAGGTTCGCAGGAACTTGATTTGAAACCGCGCATCCGTAGCCGTTGAGCGGCTGCATTCCATCGGCCCAAACCATGAGCGAGTCGGTGGATGCGACGCGCGGTGTGGATTTCAACTTGCCACGGACGGAGGTGTTCGTGAGGTAGCTGAGGTTTCCGATGTCGGCGTTGTCAACTGCGACCGCGCTTTCAAGGGCGATGATGTGCGCCAGGGTCGGTGCCAGTCCGTTGGTTCCGCCAACGACGCTGCCGATTCCAGAGGTGGACAGGATGCCGGTCGGTGCGTCACCGGAGCCGGGTCCGGCGATGGCTGCGAAGTCGATGGCGAGGGCGATGGCCGTTGCCAGGTCGTTCTGGACCATGCGCTCGATGTCGATCGAAGACTGGATGATCAACTGCTTGGAGATGTCGGTGTAGCATCCGACCCGTTTTGGGCTGAGTGCGAGCTGGCCGAGGGTCTGAGTGCCTTCTGCGCCTGCATCGTTCTCACCTTCCCACGCGGCAGCTGCACCGGCGGTCAGTTTTGGAATCTGGATGTTGCCGGTCAGGCCCGTTAGGAACTGAGCGCCAAGCTGCTGAACGATCATTTTATTGCGAAGCAGATCGATGAATCCGGTGATGCCGGTGGCGACAACATCGGTGCCTTCGGTGCCGACGGTGAGGTCGCGCTGAAGGACGGAGTGAGGAATGGACAGTCCACTCACAGCCACGCCGCTTTCCTTGGCTTCTTTCACACCATCGGCGTGCATTTCTGCCTCGATGCCGGAGAGGGTGCCGTCGGCTTTTTCGCGGATGGCTTTGACGAAGCTGTAGCGTGCAAGGTCGCGGGCTTCGCTGGGCGATGTCTGCGGTGCGGACGGTGCGACGAGGAGAAGGCCAGCGGAGTATGTGGCCAGCACTTCGGCGCGGAACGTATCGACGCTCTTTTCGGCGACGATCGCGGCTTCGGCTTCGGTGGATGCGTTGTGAGCTTTGCCCAGTTCGCGGATGCCGGACTGGCGGTCGAGTTCAGATTTGTGTGCGCTGTCGGCGGCCTTCTGGCCTTCGGCGGCGGCTTGCTTTGCCTGTTCGGCCATGACGGCTTTGAGGGAGGCTTCGGGGCTGAGTCCAAGACGTACAGCTTCGGAGGAGAGTTCTTTAGGGTCCATGAGTTTTTCCTTCTCTTTAGGTTTTGACGGTGAGGGGGCAGGCTCAGCCTGCCGGTTGGTGCCGACCGAGCGGTCGGCGGGGACGCTCACGATGGACACCTCGAAGGGCTCCCAATCGGTCACGCGGTATTCGTCGGGCGCGTTGTCCTTGCCTTTGACGAGCTTCATTTCGTGGACCCGATAGCCGACAGATACGTTCTGCCGGATGCCATCTTCCACATCCTGTTTGATTTCCTGAGCCAGCGCGCCTTTCCCAAAGCGCACGGCAGCAGTACCCCTGCTGCCAGAAAGTTTTGCGGTGTCGATGACACCAATGAGCTGATCGTGGTTGTGCTGGAGGAGGAGGGGGGCGTTGCCGCTGCCGATCCAATCCATGCGGACCTCGGTTTTTTTGTGGCCGAGGACCTCGATGCCGAACCAGCGCTCGTAAGGATCTTCGGAACTGAAAGAAAGCTCGAACTGCGGCGACTCGCCATCGGCGCGTTGCGCGTCGGTTTGTTCGACCGCCCGGATGGAGCCCTCAAAGGTGGGGTCTTTGGAGTTGATTTGGTCGATGAGAGTTTTCAGTTTGGAATCCATAGTTGATACCTTATTTCAGGGGAGAAAAGATCAGGCGGGGGGGGGGCTAGGTGGCGCCATCGAGCGCGGCCGCTTCGTTGGCCACCTCCTCTGGAGCCTGCTTTATTGTGTTCGGTTTGCGCACGCCTTCGGAGAGCTTCCAATCGGCTTCAACTTCTTTTGGAGCTTTTTCAAACCCGAATTTTTCGCGGACCATATTCTCGTCCTGAAGACAGGGTGTGATGAGCCCAGCGCGCACTGCGACGGCAAAGCTCTCAACAAAGGTCCGCAGGTTCGCTATATCTAAAGCCATTTTCCAATCCCCTCTTCTTCGTTTTCTGTGATTGCATTCAACGCCACCCCGTTGGCCCAGCTTTCGGGAACGGGAAGGTTTCGGTCCTCGGCCAGTTGTCGAGCGCGTGCGAAATCGTCCATTATATCTTCTAGGTCTTCGCCGTTCTCGGCGGCGATCTCGAAGGGGCTGCGGGTCATGTCGCCCAGGGCGACGCGCTGGGCGTTGTGGGTTTTTAGGGGGTCGATGTGTTTGCGGCGCGGGGGCTGAAATTTGACGGCTTGGAACTTCCAGAGCTTGGAAAGGGGAAGGTTGAGTCCTCCGGCAGTGATGGCCATGAGGAGCCAGACGCGAAAGACGGGCTCCTCGAAGGCATCGATCCAGAATTGCTGGAGGTCGGCCCAGAATGCTATATCGGACTGGACGCCGATCTGACCGGCGGAGTAGGAGACGCCGCCGAAGTCGTTGCCGAGTTCGGGATAGGAGACGCCGAAGCCGCCAGCGATTTCGCGCACGATGGATTTTTTGAAGGTGTCGAAGTCGGCGTTGGGATAGCCGGGGTCGAAGTCGGAGAAGCTGGCGCCTTTGGGCAGGATGTCGATCATGCCCGGGGCGACATCGGTCGGGACATCGTCGGGGGTGATTTCGTCGCCCTCGTAGTCGTCGCCGGGGATGATGAATCCCATCTTGGATGCGGCGACTTTGTAGCCGGTGGTTACGGCGGTTTCTATGCCGTCGAGCACCTTGGCGCGCAAGCCCGAGGGGGCGAGCCAGGTGACGCCGCGCGACTGGCCGGGGCGCTCTTCGATGAAAAGGTGCAAGATTTGATCGGCATCGACCCGCTTGCGCTTTTGTCCGGTGGTGGCGACGCCGGTCCATTGGACGGGGGCTTCGGATAAAAAGTGGTAAGCGAGCGGTCGCCCGGTGGAATCGATCTCGACCCCCATGCGGATCTCGGCTCTTCCTGAGGCGGGGTTGCGGTTGAAGGTGTGGTCGAGCTGTTCGGCGTCGATCATGTGCAGAGAGAATCCGAAGGGACCCGACCCGCGAATTTTCTGCGCAATGAATTCGCCATCGACCAGGACGCGCTGCATTCCGATCTGCGCAAAGCGTCGTCGGTTGAGGCGGCCATTGATCGAAAAGTTCCACGCCTTGGAAAATTCCTGATAGGCGGATTCAATGATATGCTGGTCGTTTTTGTTCGGCGTGAACACGGAGCCGTGCCAGTCACCCGCCCGCGACTGTGCGCGGATGCCTTTGGCGCCGACGATGGATGCGCGGGCCATGTGGAGGAACTTGCGAACGTGCGAATCGTCGCGCTCCAGGGTGCGGGCGCGGTTGCGCATGGCGGCGATGGATTGGAAGACGGCCTGATCGGCGGTGAGCGATCCAGAGAAGAAATCATTTGTGAGGCGGTTGGCCTGCGCAAAGGCATAGTTTTTTTTCTGCGGTGCGGGCTTGGCCCGTTTGAATGGATTACGCATTAACAAACCCCAGGGCTACAGATTGAATTTTGCCTATTCCGGCGGCGGTGTTCTCTTCGGCTTTGACGATTCGCTTCTGGACGCCGATGGCTTTTTGGAGGTCGTCGAAGGTCATGCGAGAGATGGATCGACCGTTGTATGAGATGGAGGTTTGATCGCTGGTGGCTTTGCCGGCGAGGGTGGCTTGCAGGGCTTCTAGCGTGACGCGGGCGGTGGTGCGCAGGTCGGTGGCGTCGGCAGCGAGGATCTGGACGGCGACGCGGGCGACGACGCGCTCGACTTCGCCGGATGGGGTGGCGAGGAGGAGGAGCGTATAAGAGCCGGACGGGAGGTCTGCGGTGAGTGCCGCCGGGATGGTGAGCGTCCAGGCGGTGCCGGAGCCCTCCACGTTGTCCGATGGAATTTCAACCGACGAGGATCCGCCGACTAATTTGGCAGAAACGCTGCCTCCGCTGTCGGCGTTGCAGGTCGGCATTGTAAAATTGAATTCAGCGGCGATGCCGCCGTAGATCTGATCAGGATTCATGAGACGGAGTTTGCGCGAGAGGAGAATAGATCAGGCGGATCAGCGCAGGGCGTCGGCCAGCGTGCGGGTTCGAAGCCGTTTGTGGAGGGTTTTCACGTTGAGCCTGTATTCCTCGGCCCAGGCGGTGAGACATTGCCGCCGACCGCCCAGCTCCAGCATCCGCGCGCGGCCATGAGTCCGGCGCGTTTCACGGATTCTTTCGTTCCGCCCCGTAGACCGGAGCGGAAAATGAATGTCCGAGCGCTCGCAGAACGTCCGCAGGCTGCGGGGATTCACCTCCAGCGTCTCCGCGACTTCGACGCGGGTCATGCCGAGGGGGATGAAGCCGGCGATCACCGCGCGCAGCGGTTCGTTGAATTCGGATTCTATGGCGGATTGACAGTCGAAGACAGAGCGATTTTCCATGCTCAAATCTTGGCACACCTCGCGCGCGCGCGCGTAGCGATCAGATGTCGCTAGGTGTCGTTATAGGATGCGGGGAGAGATTTTGCTACGAAAGAGCACAAAGAAAAAGGCGGCTCATAGGCCGCCCGCACGGAATCTGTTTTGTGTTCTTTTGTGGCTAGACTCCACGCGATTGCTTGAAGAGCGGGTTTTGATAGAGCCAGCGCAGGGCGTGGTTGAGGGTGGCGCGCCCGCCCGGCATGATGAAGCCGTCGCGCCGCATCGCCGACACATAGGCGCGGTGGCGCTTGAGCTGATCGGCCAGCTCCTTGGGGCAGAGCAGCTCATCGCCTTGCGGCACGAAATAGGATGGACGGGAAGAGGGCATTTGTGAGTTATGAATTATGAATTATGATTTCTGTTTTTCTTTTCAATCCGGCGGGCTTAAATAATCCACAGGCTTTTGTTCCGCAGACTTTCCACGAGGTGTATTCGTCGCAGAAGCCAAGCCCGTCCGAGTCCTCGTACAGAAAATATCTACACCCTCCGCAATACCCGTCGGGGCCGTCTTCCGGCTGTCCATCGTCTCCCAAGTCCTGCTCAATTTCGATTTCTATATCAAGTTCATCTTCCATTTAGCTCCTTTTGCTCATTGGTGTTCTCCTCTGCTTGAAGCACAAGCGCAAGCGTTATGTCCGCTCCGCACTTTCGGCATACGAGGTGCGCCCGTCCCTTGCGTATCGGGCTCTCATAGTCGTGTTCGCACACTGACGGCTGAACCTCTCCTGCGTACCAGTTAGGGGTTTTCATGTCTCTTATCCTTTCTTTGATTTTTTTGTTAGACGGAACGAATCCATACAACTAACTGTTAGAAATTTCATTCAGCACACGCTCGAACCAATCAATTAACGCTTCCGGCGTATATTCGCGTTGATATTGAGTGCAGCGCTTTGTCCCCGGAACATTGCCCGCTACGCTCCTGTCTGTCGGCTCGGTGCGCGTTGGAGGCAAATCCGGCAGGGAAGCAAGCGGCACACCACAGATATAAAGTTTTGTGTTTTTGTGAGCAACGTGGCCGAAGTCAAATTGATCAATCAAAATTGTATATCCACCGCTTAAATCCGGGAACATTCCAACGTCTGGAAGGTGTCCTTTAAACAGC